TTGCAGTTCGTCTTCCGGGTTCAAGTCCAGTTGCTGACGGCAGGGGGCCTAAAATTTCTCGAATTTCTCGAGGAATTCCGACCGACTGTCTTCATATGTTTTTGTCAATCTTGGTTGGTGATGTTGAGTCAGGACTTGATTGACTTTAGTCCTGAAATCTTCGTAGAATGTTTCTCCGTGATGAACTGAGAAACGCAATGCGTCATCCATGTTGCTGTAAAACAATTCGTAAGGGTCACCGTGAACGGTAACCCAATTCGTCAATTCATAGATTACCTTGGGCGACATTTTCATGTGCCAGATGCTCCGAAACTGATAGTCCCTTTCAAATGTTGATTTAAGAAACTCGAATTCTTCTACGGGAACGTAGGGTTCGATTGCCCCCTCTACTTTGGTGGGGGGTGTGCTAGCTGTGCCATAGTGTTTGAAAATGGCATGAATGTTGTCGTGATTGTAGATGGTAGCACATTCATCATCAACCACTCCTCCGCCATCGTCGCCGACGGCGTACTCGACGCAGTGTTTCTTTTGCGTCACAGTCTGCGAGGTCTTTGCGTCCGTGAATTTCCATAAGTTCGCACCAGTTGGCATAATTCTCGATTGTGTGTGTGTCGGAATTGGTGTATGCCGTGTCTCCTCTACCAGAGGGCTCCCCCTGGAAGGTGAGATACACGGTATTCCCGACAATGTGAATTCGATGTGAAACTCCAATCGTGAAATTTTGTCTTCTGCATGCATTTTCCGAGTCGTGATCGTGTAAGTCCATGAAGTTGTTGGTCGCTGTGTAAGTGTCGTTGATGTCGTTGGCACTCAAATTCCCGTCCCATTCGGCAACGTCGAGCATGATAAACTTTGTTCCCATGCGAGTCATCGAGTTCATGAGTCGGGTCACGTCTGGTCCGTGATTGTCGAGACCAAGAGCGGAACCTGCTTTGAGAAAGCACTCTAGTTGTAAGGCGCGCACACAAGCATACAGTCGGTTGTAGGTAATAAGCCATGCAACGTTATGAATGTTGAAGAATCTGGTTTTATAGAGTCTGTGCATACTACGCCTTTCGTCTTTAAGTGAATCAAGAAAGATATTGTATCTGAGATTGCCTTGCAAAAGGCCTTCCCAAATC